CAAGATCAAGGTAGGAGATAAATTAATTGAAGAAAAAATTGGTAGAACTATTAAGTGGGAACTACAGTTCTCCAAAACCTCTCCAGGGTTCCAGTCTGGTGAGTATGATTTTTATTTTAGAGGTGACGATATTGGTCTTGATACCATTGGTGACTTGGTCACTACCGCAGAACTAAATGGTATTGTAGAGCGCACTGGTGCTTGGTACATACTTCCTGACGGATCAAAGGTTCAAGGCAAGGAAGCATTTGTTAATCGTGTAAGAGAGGATCTTGATTTGCAAGAATCTATCAAGGCCAAACTGAATGGCTAATTTTACTGTATACCAAGGCCAATGGGTTTGCCACACATGCAAGACTATAGTCCCAACATTAAGATGCTATGCAGATGAAAAAATGCTAAGTTGGATGTGTAAAGATAAACACTTAACAAAAGTTTATCTTGGAAGAAGAAAGAAGAAGGACTTTGACGGAGAAGAGTGAGTCTAAAAGAATAGGTGCAAAACAGCATAAGAATTCTGGACGAAACACTCAAAAGGGAGATGCTTCCTGGAAAAACTTTGTCGTAGACTTTAAAGAAGTTGGAAAGTCTTTTACATTAAATAAAGAGGTTTGGGCAAAGGCTACCACCGATGCCATGAAGAATGGGAAGGATCCAGCCATAGTGGTCGTTATGGGCGAGGGTAACTCTAAAGTAAGACTTGCTATAATTGAGATGAGTATATTAGAAGATCTAGTGGAGGAATAATGGAACAACAACAAACAACGATAGACATGGTAAATGGTTTGGCTGAGATTGCAGACTATATGCAGGATGAAGAGTTGACTACGGCTCTAACATTCATTGCTAAGATTATTATAAAGCCAGACATTCCTTTGAATGTGGCTCATATAGAAATTGTAAGACTTCAAGCAATTGCAGCAAAGATGGCCTTCAAGGCAACATGGATGGCAAATGTTGACAAGTCAGATAGAGGCAAGAAGAATCTTTATTATACGGCAGCAGAGTCGTTAAATAATTTGGTGTCTGCACTAAAGTACATAACCCGATAATCTGCTATACTTATACTAACAGAAACGAGAAATCATGACGAAGAATTTATTGCATACGGTAATGATAAAGCCAGAAGAAAAGCCAATTCACCCTATCGATATTGCGGGACTTGAGGCAAAGATTAAAGAAGGCTATACGATTACCCGTGTAGATAAGCATACAACAAAGAAGACTTTTGCTCCATCGACTATTGCCTACGGGCATGGAGAGTGTGCCAGATACTGGTACCTTGCCTTTGATGGTCAAATGTTTGAAGATAATGCAGATGCTTATAGTGCAGCCAACATGACTGCAGGAACACTATCACATGCAAGAATTCAAAACGCAATGATGAATGCTGGAATAGTTAAGGTTTATCGTGATGACGATAATGAGCCTACAACAGAGTTTAAAATTAGACATGATGATCCACCTATCTTTGGGTATGGAGATGTTATGTTTGATTGGCAAGGCCAAGAACTCATTGGTGAAATTAAAACAATGATGAACGAAGGGTTTGAATATAGAAAGGCATCAGGCAAGGCTAAAAATGGTCACCTAATGCAGTTGCTTATTTATATGAAGATCTTAAAGAGACCAGTTGGCGTAATGATTTATGAAAATAAAAATAATCATGAACTCCTCTTGATCCCTGTAGATGTAAACGATCATTACCGTCGGTGGGTAGACCAGGCATTTGATTGGATGAGACTAGTTCGCAAGACATGGGAAGATAAAACCCTGCCAAACAAAAACTATAGATCAAACTCCAAGATATGCAAGTCATGCCCAATTAAAAAAGCATGTGAGTCTGCAGGTCCAGGCGTGTTAAAAATAGCACCCTTGGAGATTCTCGGTGAACAATTGTAAATGCTGCGATAATCAGTTTGAGCCAACAGTATCTTACCAGATATATTGCTCTCCAAACTGTAGAGATATTGCAACAAAAGAAAAAATTGCAATAAGATATTTGCAATCAAAAAGGCAAAAAAGAAAAGGAAAAGTAAGGCTTTGTAAGTCTTGCTCAAACCCTCTTTCTATCTATAACGATGATCCAGTGTGTTCATCTTGTAGTGTAAACCCTGACGCAGTTCTTAAAGCAATAAAAGAAATAAAAGGAAAAATAAATGGTAAAAAATAAGTGGGGGCTAGAAGTAAAGCCACATACAATTTGCGCTATTGATGCTAGTACTAATAGCCTTGCCTTTTCTTTGTTTGCTGGAGAAGATCTTGGATCAGTTGGAAAGATTAATTTTGAAGGAAACAATACCTATGAAAAGGTCATGGACGCAGGCAAAAAAGTAAAGGGATTTTTTGATATATATGGTGGGTTTGAGGCAATAATTATTGAGCACACTGTGTTTATGAATAGCCCAAAGACTGCTGCTGATCTTGCATTAGTACAAGGAGCAATCCTTGGGGCTGCAGGTCAATCAGGAACAAAAGTTATTGGAACTGTGTCACCAATTACTTGGCAAAACTATATAGGAAATAAAAAAATATCTAAAGATGAGCAGTTGTTCATTCGTTCACAGCATCCTGGAAAGTCAGTTTCCTGGTATAAAACTTACGAAAGAAACCTTCGCAAAGAAAGAACTATAAAGTTTATTAATACAATCTATGATAGAACTATTACTGATAATGATGTTGCCGATGCTTGTGGTATTGGACACTGGGCCATAAAAAACTGGGGTAAAGCAATTGGAATTGACAAATAGTATCATGGCTGCTAAACTATATACAAGTGAGACTTTTATGCGTAAGAGATATCTTATGGATAAGAAGACTCCAGAAGAGATTGCAAAGGAATGCGGAGTGAGTCTAGAGACCATATATGTATACCTTGCTAAGTTTGGATTAAGGAGGTCGAAACGATGAATAAAATCGAAAAAGCATTAGTGGCACTTGCTGTAGCAGGTACTGTTGGCTTTGCTTTTGCCTTTGCTGCACTAAAAGGAATTCCAGAAGCATTTGATTGGGAGTCAGACGATGAGTGATAACTTAAACATAACGGTTGACCAAGTTAATAATCCTTTACACTACACATCAGACCCGTCTGGTATTGAGTGCATTGAAATAACTCGTCATCGTAATTTTAATATTGGTAATGCCTTTAAGTATTTGTGGAGAGCAGGACTTAAAGATGAGGAAAAGACAATACAGGATCTTGAGAAAGCAATTTTTTATATCAAGGATGAAATCAATAGACTAGAGGGAAAATATGTCAACTGAAGATGATCTAGTTAAGCACCTTGATCAAGTAAATCAGGTAGTAGAAGAATATCTTAAGGGTAATGATCCAACAGTAATTTCAAAACAACTTGACATTCCAAGACAAAGAGTTGTTACTCTCATCAATGAATGGAAAGTCATGGCTTCGGCTAATGATGCTATCCGTGCTCGTGCTAAGGAAGCCCTGGCTGCAGCAGATACACACTATAGCAAACTGGTTTCTCGTACATATGAAGTTATTGATGAAGCATCAATGACAAACAATCTTAGCGCAAAGACTGCAGCAATTAAACTTGTTATGGACATTGAATCTAAGCGTATTGACATGCTACAAAAGGCTGGTCTGCTTGAGAACAAGGAACTTGCAGAAGAGATGATGGAGATTGAAAAAAGGCAGGAAGTTCTTGTTCTTATTCTAAAAGATATAGCATCAGAATACCCACAAATTCGTGATGAGATTATGCGTAGACTATCTTCATTTGCAAAAGACAACGAGGTGATTACAGTTGTCCACGATGTTCAATGAGTTTCTTGAGGTACTAAAAGATAACCATTTTCAAGAAACCCCAGTAGATGCAAAGACATTCGTTGAGGGTGAAGCATACCTGGGTCAACCTGGATTGTCTGATATCCAGTACGATATTGTAGAGGCCATGAGCCAGATTTATCGTAAAGAAGATCTCATCGATATAATGGGAGAAGAAGAAGGAACAAGGTATTTTGAAAAATATACAAAGAATGAGATTATCCTGCAACTTGGCAAGGGATCTGGAAAAGACTTCGTATCAACAGTAGCATGTGCGTATATTGTATACAAATTATTGTGTTTGAAAGACCCAGCAAAGTATTTTGGTAAGCCAAGTGGAGATGCTATTGACCTAATCAATGTGGCTATTAACGCACAACAGGCTAAAAATGTTTTCTTTAAAGGTTTTAAATCAAAGATTGAAAGATCCCCGTGGTTTTCTGGAAAGTATTATGCAAAAGCAGACTCTATTGAGTTTGACAAGTCTATAACTGTTTACTCTGGCCACTCAGAAAGAGAATCACATGAGGGTTTAAACCTTCTTCTTGCAGTGCTTGATGAGATTTCTGGTTTTGCATCTGAAGTTGGAACAGGTAACGAACAAGGAAAAACTGCTGAGAATATCTACAAGGCATTCCGTGGATCAGTTGACTCTCGCTTTCCAGACCTTGGCAAAGTTGTTTTGCTTTCATTCCCAAGATACCCAGGAGACTATATCTCAGAAAAGTACGATGCAGTTATTGCTGAGAAAGAGGTAGTTGAAAGAACTCACGAGTTTATTATTAATCCATTACTTCCTGATACAGACCCAGATAATAAGTTTGAAATTTCCTGGGATGAAGATCACATCATCTCATACAAATATCCAGGGGTGTTTGCATTAAAAAGACCAACATGGGAAGTAAACCCAACAAGACAGATTGACGATTTTAAGATTGCCTTTATGACTGACCTTGGAGATGCAATGATGCGCTTTACATGCGTACCAACCTTTGCTTCTGATGCATTCTTTAAGCAACAGGAAAAAGTAAGAGCCTGTATGACACTTAGAAACCCTGTGGATAACTTTAGAAGGTTTGACGAAGCCTTTAAACCAGATCCAACTAAGAAGTATTATGTACACGCTGACCTTGCCCAGAAGCACGATAAGTGTGCAGTTGCTATTGCACATGTAGAAAAATGGGTAAACATACAAGTCATTAACAACTACGAACAAGTAGCACCAATTGTAGTAGTAGATGCAGTAGCATGGTGGGAACCAAAAATAGAAGGCCCAGTTAATCTTTCAGAAGTTAAACAATGGATTCAGAACCTTAGAAGGATAGGGTTTGATATTGGAATGGTTTCTTTTGACCGTTGGCAATCATTTGATATTCAAAATGAATTAAAGCAGGTTGGAATGAAGACTGATACTGTTTCTGTTGCTAAGAAGCACTATGAGGATATGGCTATGCTTGTATACGAGGAAAGACTTGCTATGCCTGCAATTGATTTATTATTTGAAGAACTAACCCAGTTAAAGATCATGAAAAATGACAGAGTTGACCACCCCCGCAAAAAGTCTAAGGACTTAGCAGATGCGGTATGTGGAGCAATATTTGGGGCAATATCACATACCCCAAAAAATATGGATACAGAGGTAGAGGTTCATACATTTAGGGATAGGCCTAAGCAGTTTGACGAACTACCCGACAATGTGATACACTATAAACCTAGCCAAATAGAAGACATAAAAGACTATTTGGATGGATTAAAAACACTATAAAAGAAAAGGAACAAATTAAATGAACTCATTTAAGAAAATCGCACTAGCCATGGTTGCAGCCATGACTTTGGGCACAATGGTAGCAACACCTGCAAGTGCTGCTGTAATGACAGTCGCTGTATCGCTTGACACTGTAGCAAATACTACAAACTCAGCAATTGCAACGCCTGCATCATTACCAGTACCTGCAGACAACACAGTAGATGCTGCTGACGCACTAAAGTTTATTGCAACAGTTGATGTTGGAACAAGCGTAACAGTCGCAGCAACAAATGCAACAATCGTGTCTGCACTACACACAACTGCTGCACCAGTAGGAGCAACATCAGGATCTTCATCTTTGACAATTGCCACTGGTACAGGAACAACAGCAACATTTTATGTCTACACAAAGACAACAGCAATTGGTACAGTTGTAATCACTAACGGTGGAACACAACTTACATACTACGTACAGGGAACTGCTGGTAAGATTAACACTCTAACAGTATCTGCTCCTGCTACAGGTGCTGCTGGCACAAAGCAAGATGTTACAGTAACTGCAACAGATACATTTGGTAACAAGGTTTCTGGTAAGTCAATTACTGCAACAGTATTTGCTGCAACAGCAACACTAGATACAGCAACAGCAACAACTGGCGCTACACTTTCAGACTTTGGAGTTGCAAAGTTTGTTGCAACACTTCCAGCATCTGGAACACGATCACTAATCACATTTTCACCTACAACATCATCAGATGCAACATCTGCAGATGTAGTTGGTCTGCCAGTTCGTGTGCTATCACCGTTCGCAGAAATTACAGTTCGTGATCTAGTATCAGAACTTTCTGCACAGATTGCTGCAAAGGATGCAGCACTTGCTGCAAAGGCTGCTTCAGACGCAGCCAAGGCTGCTTCAGATCTAGCACTAGTCAGAGCAACTGCAGAGCATGTCGCTCTACTTGCTGCTGAAAAGGCTGCTTCTGTTAAGGCACTTGCAGACGCAAAGACTGCTTCAGACAAGGCACTTGCTGATGCAAAGACTGCCTCAGACAAGGTTGTTCTTGATAAGGATGCAACTATTGCTAAGTTGACAGCAGATAATGCTGCTGCACTTAAGGCAATTAAGACATCATTCAATGCACTTGCTAAGAAGTGGAATGCAAAGAATCCAAAGGCTAAGGTTACTTACCTTAAGTAATTAGTCCAACGACTGGGGGAGTGGGGAAACCTGCTCCCCTTTTTGTTTTAGGTAATGGTATAATTTAGTATGTTTAATTTAATAAAAGAAGCAAAAGAAAACAAGCACGAGGTGCTATTTGAAAAATATCAAACCCCAGAAATAACATGGGAGGATATGATGAACTACATATATAAAGAGTCTACTATAGAAAATAAAAACTTAAAAGAAAGAGTAGAAAAGGTAAACAATCCTTCTGCTTTAGACTATATTGGAAATATACAAATACAAGAAAGGTTTTGGCTTGCCCCACAAACTCATAACCTTTTCGATGAGTTTGCTGGAGTATCAGAACTGCTATATAAGATAAACAACTCTGTAGATAATAGAGATTGTGGCTATTATAAAAAGCAAACACATAACTGCTCTTCTGACTGGCATCCGCAGGGCATTAGGATGTCCCTTTCTAATAGGTTAGTCAGCGATCACAATGATCCACACGATGTTTTTTACTGGCAAATACTTGGAACATCTTTTTGGAAGATAGATAATAAAAAAACATATGAATTAAAACCAGGGGATATGCTTTACCTTCCTTTAGAGAACTCACATTCAGTTTGGTGTGATGGGCCAAGAGCAGGATTGCTCATTGACAATCTTAATTAAATGATATAATAACCTTATCAGACATCAGTCTGCAAGGGGGAAAGGTAAATTAATAGACTAATACGCATATTTGCAGCCACAATCCTAGCATTTGGCTGGCTTATTATCTCCCCAGAAGGTGCCCACTCTGATGATCCCCTCACAGTTGCAGCCCAAGAAATACAAGAACTCAACGATAGCATAGACGACCTTGGCTACCAAGATGAATTCATATCCTTAATTGAAGAGGCAGAAGCCAAGTATGACCTTGCAGTATCTGCAAAAGAAACTCAGACACAAACCTCTGACCTATATGATGATTCCCTTGACGCAGAAACCACGGCACTTGAAGAAAAAGACTTAGCCCAATCAGCAGTAGATGGACAAACAGTAGAGGTATCCACTGCTTTAGAAAATAAGAATGATGCCTACGATGCACTTGGAGTAGCCAACATTAATCTTTCAAACGCTCAGCAAGCATTAGACAGTGCTGGTTCTGCTGGTTTGGCATACGATGTTTATAGTTTAATTAGGGTTAATGGACTTGCAGCCACGGATCAACTACTATGTAGTGGTACATGGAATTCAAACTCAATGCAACTTCCAGTTTGCGGTAATCGGTATGAAAACTTTATAGTTAATTTTAGTGGTCGGATTACAGTACCTTCATGGTTTACGCAGGCATACTTTGCAGGTTACACAGATGACGGTTTTAGAATGTATATTGACGGATCATTGGCCATAGACAACTGGGTAGAGCAAGGAACAACTTGGAGTGATTACTCTCCTGTATATGATGTAACTACAGACAAAACATTTGATGTAGAGATTTGGTGGTACAACGGTGGAGGACCTGGATCTTATCATCTTGGTTGGGGTATTCCTGGAGGATGGACTGGAGCAGGATGTGACTATGCTGGAAATCCAAGAGTATGGGGACAAAACTTTAGTTGTAATCTAAATACATTTTCTCATGGATCTGGAGCAACCCAAGAACAAACCAATGACTACAACAACGCACTTGCTGCAAAGAACTTAGCACAGGATGTCTACAATGATAAATTAAATGTTTATAACCAAGCAGTATCAACACTTAATGGTTACAATCAAACACTAACTAATAAAACAAATGAGTACAACAACGCAGTTTTAAATGTTGCAACGGCACTCCAAAATAAAAATAATGCAATCAGCGCATACAATCAAGCAATTAGTAATGTTAACAGCGCAATTGATAACGCATGGCGTTACTATGACGAACAATCACAAAGAGAAATTCAATCTGCTATTGCTCAAGCAGCAGCCAATGCTGCAGCCAATCAACCTACCCCAGAACCAAGCCCAGAGCCAACTGCTGAAGAGCCACCTACTCCTGAGCCAAGTCCAGAACCAACTGCTGAGGAACCACCAACACCAGAACCAAGCCCTGAACCTACAGCAGAAGAGCCTCCCACCCCAGAGCCTTCTCCAGAGCCTACAGTAGACCCTACAGACCAGCCTACACCTGAGCCTACCCCAGAGGAACCACCAACTCCAGAGCCTTCTCCAGAACCAACTCCAGAGACAACTGAAGAGCCTGCTCCAGAACCTTCACCAGAACCTGGGCCAGAGCCAGAACCAGAAGAGAACCCTTGGAATGAACCAGATGTAGAAATTACTGATGAGGTATTAGCAGCCCTTGTTCCTGAAAAGGGAACTGGAACAGAAGAAGATTTATCTGGAGTTATTGCTAACCTTACAAGCAAGGATAATAAGTTGGTTGTTCTTTCTGCTGAACAAATCACAGCAGTTAGTCAAACACTTAAAGCATTAACGCAAGAAGCAAAGCAAGAGGTTGCAGAAGATCTTGGTATTAAGCCTTCAGAAGTTGCAGAGATTGCTGAGCAGATGAAGTCTAATCCAGAACTTGCAGAAGCATTTGTTGAGTTTACTGACAGAGCAGAATCTGCAGGGGATACAGCAATGCCATTTACATTAGCAGATGCAGTAACAGAAGTACAAACAGAAGCATTCTTGGCAGACCCACTTGGAGCAGTATTTGAAGTGGATGTTACAGAACTCCTATCTAATTTCTCTGAGTTAGGTATGGATATGACAGACGATCAGAGAGAGAAAGCGCAAGAAGTAATTGTCCCAGTGATCATCGTAGTTTAAAGACGCAGGAATGGAATTAATCGCACAGGCATTCACCCTCCTTGGCTTCTTTATCGCATGGCTAACTTTGACGGGATCAGCAAGAGACATTGTTGGTATTGCAGTACTTGCAACCACAGTGATATGGCTTATTACAATCCCGCTAAGAAAGGAGGACTAAATATGGCAACTAAAAAGGTAGTAGAGCCTCCTAAGAAGGAGCACCCACAAAAGGCAATTACTAATATCCTTATGCGTATTGTCGCAGTCTTTGCAGCATCTGGTCTATCAGTACTTGGTGCTGGAGCAGTTGTAGGAATTGACACAGCACAGGCAGTGCTGTTGGCAGGACTATTAGGCGTAGCAACCGTCATTGAAAGGCTTGCAAGGGCTTTTTTAGACGATGGCAAACTCACATTGGCAGAGATCAATGATGCGTTTAAAACGGTAGATAAAAAGGCTAATTAGTCATTATTGACCTTAGTTGACAGCCCTCTCTGGGCAATGGTATACTTAAGTATCACCTATCTGGAGAGGGCTTTTGCCATGACTTGTATTGCAGTTGTACGCCATGAAGATAAAATTTACATGGCTGGAGATCGTGGAGCATCAGATGATGGTACCATTCTAGCACTTGAAGCACCAAAGGTTTGGAAGATAGGTCCATACTTAATTGGATATGCAGGAGCAATGGACGGAGAAAGAATCCGTTATAACTTTAAACCAACTGCTCCCAACATTAAAGACACAGATAAGTTTATGCAGACAAGATTTATCAAAGAACTTCGTGAATTCTATAATGAGTTTTGGGTTGACACATCTAAAGACGGAGACCTTGGTTTGATCATTGCGGTTCGTGGAGAAATCTATGAGCATAGTTCTGCAGATATGTCTTTATCTAAATATACACTACCGTACCTTGCTATGGGTTCTGGGGCAGAGTATGCTTATGGAGTTTTATATGCAACAGATAAACAAAAAAATGCAAGAAATAGAGTAATGCAAGCAGTAAATGCTGCTATCAAGTTTAACCCATCATGCATGGGTCCAGTTGACATTGTCAGTCTTTAGGAGTATACTTTTAATATGAGCGAAGAATTTGAAGAGATTCTAAAAGGAATTCAAGATACAGAAGCAGACTTCAATGAGTTTGAAATCTGGCTTGAAAACGGAATTGAGCGAGGATGGGTAACAGAGCCATTCTGCAACACTCATGAAGGTGATCCTTATATGACAGACGAAGAGTCCCAAGAATGGGATGACGGCGGGGATCCATGTCAAGTAGTTTTAAAAATCAAACAATAAAAACAACAAAAACAAGGAGAAAAAAATGAAGAAAACACTACTAGCACTACTATCAGCAACACTTTTACTATCAACATTTAGTCCAGCACAAGCAGAGGACCAACGAGTTCTAGCAATTATTGACACTGCTATTAATTCTGAAAAGCATCCTTCAGTAATCTATGAAGCATGCGTAACATCGGTAGCAGGTAATATGGCTTGTCCTAATGGAAAAGATTTTATGGAAGGTAAAGGGTCAGCGCTAGCACCATGGCCAACTAATCTAAATTCTGGAACATACCATGGAGACTACATGGTTAAGGCTGCTCTTGTAGCAAATCCAAATGTTAAGATCTTGTTTGTTAGATACTCAGATGTAACTACTCTTGGTAATCTATACAATGATCCACAAACATTAATGAAAGCAATTTCTTGGGTCTCAGCAAATGCTGAAAAGTATAGCGTTGACGCTGTCTCAATTAGTCAAGGTTCAATTTCGTCTGGCAACTTGGCAAGATGTTCTGACACAACAATGGTTAATGCTATTAGTTATCTAAATACAAAAAACATTCCAACCTTTGCTGCTACAGGGAATGACTCATCTTTAACTAAAATTGGATTTCCATCTTGTGTTCCTGGAATCACTGCGACTGCAGCGTTGGTATCTGAGTCTGTATTTGAAAAGGCATCAAATAGAGGTCCAGGAGTAGATCTTACTGCCATTGGAAAGACTCCCGTTACAAAGTACAACGGTTATGCAATCGACCTGTACGGTACTTCTGCTGCAACAGTTAAGTCAGCAGCCACATTTGTTGGAAAAAATACGACTACAAGTTTTTCAGAGTACCTAGGTTCTTTGAGTAAGGCTGTGGTTTTGGGCATATCTTACCCATTCGGATCCCGATAAAAAGTGTCCTGGGTATGACTAAAACTGCCCTCAAACAACACTTAAAATAGTGTTATAATATAAACATGAAATCAATCTATGACATCCAATTAAACTCTGCAGAAGGCAATCCAAATCACCTACAGCAATATAAAGGCAAGGTTACACTAGTTGCCAATACAACAGTTGGTTGTGGCAATGCTAATCAACTTGAAGTTTTACAGATGCTACAAGATAAATATAACAGCGAAGACTTTGAAATTATTGCTGTTCCTACAAATGACTACTGTGGTCCAGGAGTAACTAAGGGTAAATGGTCACAAGGAATAACCTGTGGTCTAGACTCAAAGGCTTACGGACAAGAAGTCTACAACACAACTTTTAAATACTCAGAAATGGTTTCTTCTGTTCCTCATGAACTACTAAACGAGGTATTAGAAAATGGACTTAGTGCTGGGACCAATGGGTTAGGTCATCCAACCCTACCTCCTCACGAACTATACCAAGAGATTTCATCTCAGATGGAAGAATTAAGATCAATGAGAGATTCTTTAGAAGATGGAAATGTTGACGGTAAGTTTAAGTCTCCTTGGTTAAATATCGGTTTCTACGATGGAACTAAAATGGGTGGCAACTATGAAAAGTATTTGATCGATAAAGATGGCTATGTAATGAAACACTTTACATGCACAGTTCTAAACTACGACATTGAAAAAACTTTAAAAGAAGCAATGATCGAAGAAGGAAAGACTCCAATGATGGGCTCTGACAGATCACCAGAAATTTTTGAAGAAGAATTTGCTTTTGTTTGTTCTGAAATTGAAAAAGCAATCGCAGGCTCAAGATCTGCACTAAATTCAAAAGTATCTGTTATTTAATTTAACCTCAAGAATGCTGTCATAGAGTATCTTGTTCCAGAAGACACTTCTTTTACTCCGTGCCTATATGCTTCATGTGCTGGATGAAGAACTAAACTACAAGACTCTGGCTTAATTTCCACTCCAACATTAGGATAAAATATTTCTCCTCCAACATAATCATCATTTAAATATAAAACAATTCCATACTTAAACTTAGGACCTAGACCAGAATCGCTATGAGTTTTCATTGCTTGACCAACAACTGACCTATAGATCATATTAAATCCAGTATAAACATATATATCTTTGTTGAGTATTGTATTAATTTCTTTTTTTATTTTTGTGAATAAATCAGTAACAATCTTATTTGTGTTATCGTCAAACCCAACACATTTATCTATAATAAGAATTCTATCTTCCCATTCATTTCCAGCACTTTTTTCTATATGGTTGTAGTTAGACCACTCATCAATGGTTGCATTCTTTGCTAAATCAATAAGAAGATTGGCTTCTTCTTTTTTTATAAAATTTTTGATTACAAAAATATTTGGATCTGGATTTGTTATTATCATATACCTAGTATACAGGATAAAGTCGTGTTTGACAGGGGCACTTCAAATATGCTATAATTAAGTAGAACTTAAGGAGGCCACAAACATGGCAATTAAAGGATCAGTACAGGCAATCATTGAGGTTGCAAAAAAGGAAGTTGGGACAATAGAGGGCCCAAAAGATAACGAAACAAAATATGGTAAGTGGACTGGAATGAACTTTCAACCATGGTGCCAGTCGTTCGTTTCTTGGTGTGCATTTACATCAGGAGTAAAGTCATTCCCTAAGTCAGCAGCAACAATTGCTGCATCAGATTGGTTTAAGAAGGCTGAGCGTTGGTCAGATGCTCGTAATGATGATCCTACACCAGGTGATTGGATTTATTTTGATTTTCCAGAAGACGGTGTAAATCGTATTTCACATGTTGGTCTTTGCATTAAGAACAACGGAGACGGAACTATTCAGGTTATTGAAGGAAATACTTCAGGAACTGCAAAGGGAGACCAACGCAACGGAGGAATGTGCGTAGAGAAGACTCGTGGCTATATTAAAAATAATAAAAAGAAGTTAATTAATGCTGTAGTTGGTTGGGGTCGTCCAGTTTATGCTGGAGAAGAAGATGCACCACTTCTTAATAAGTTAGCAGCACCCGCTGCAACTCCAGCAAAAGCAGATCTTGGATCAGCAATGCAAAAGTTTAAAGAAAAAGAAGCAAAAGATGAAGCAGCAGCAGTTGCAAAAGCAAAGGCTGCAGCAAATGCTAAGGGAAAAGTTGGAAGATAATGGAATCAACAAAAAGAACTCTGCTTAAAACAGCAAGTTGGGAAACATTTCATCTAGTCGGTGTTGCTGGAGTTATTTATATTTTTACTGGTGAGTGGGAATATGCTAGCCTTGGAGCACTTTTATATATTGGTTGGGAAGCACTTGGATATTTCTTACATGAAAGAGTCTGGGCTAAATTTGGAAAGGGCATTAAGTAATGCGTATTAAAATTATTAGATTTGTAGTAAAAGCACTTGGTTACCAGTGGGGCGGAGACTCACTCAATGCACCAGTCTGGACAGTAAAAGCAAAAAAGAAGAAGTAGTCTATGGCATTGTACGAATATGATTGCATGCCATGTGCACAAAGATATACCAAAGAAAGATCTATCAGAGATGATGATCCTGGGTATATATGTGAGACTTGCAATACTTCTTTAGTTCGTGTATACTCTAATGTAGGAGCAGTTTTCAACGGTAGTGGATTTTATTCCACTGATAACAGGAAGAAATAGGCAGTATACTATGAATACAATGATTGATGAATATTTAGAATTAAAAGAGTGGACACTATCTCCACTAGATAGATGTGATACTTGCTCTGCTGAGGCCTTAGTTCAAGTAACGGGCATAACTGGAGATTTAATGTTTTGCGGACATCACTATAACAAGATTATGGACAGTGCTGATGGATACAAAAAAATGATGTCTTTTGCACTTACAATTCTTGACGAAAGAGAAAAACTTGTTGAAAATAAATCAAAGGGTAAGGATTATTAAATGTATGAATATTATGTAAGAAAAGTAGAGAATGTTGTAGATGGAGATACCATTGATGTTCTTATTGATTTAGGGTTTGATATCCTGTTTGCATCCCGTGTCAGACTGGCTGGTATTGATACGCCTGAGTCACGCACAAAGGATCTTGCTGAGAAGGCTCTTGGACTTGAAGCCAAAGAGTACTTAAAGAAGTCTTTAAAGGATGCCAAATCTGTTGTAATCAAAACTGAGAAGATGGACTCATCTGAAAAGTATGGTCGCATTTTAGGCTGGGTATATGTAGATGGAAACACCATTTCACTTAACGACATGATGATCAATGATGGTTATGCATGGGGATATCTGGGAGACACAAAGGTTAAAGATTTTGCTCTACTTGCAAAGGTTAGAAAAAAGTCTGGCAAATGAGCCATGGATGAATTTGATATTGTTGATAATCTAATCCTTAACGGTGGACTAGAGTATGCAGGTAAAGATTCTGAGACTGGAGAGATACTCTACAAGCCTACAGAAAGGCTTAAGGAGATAGACTCTAAACTTAGTAATGATTTGTCTATATACTTTTCAGAAGTAACATTAAAACTTTGGGAAAAAGGTTTTCTTGATATGGATGTAACGGACATAGATCCTTTAGTAAAACTAGGGCCAAAGGCATATGACGCTATGGCAATTAAGTCTTTACCAACGGATGAGAGAGTAGTTATGGAAGAGATCGTAAGGGCTCTTTTTAACAAAAACTGATATACTGGGTGTCTGGGAGTATTAATGAATAATTTATATGGTGCTATCGGAACAACAATAACTGTCTTGATGCTTTTTTATATTTACCTATTAAGAAGTAGGGTAAAAAATAGCAAACAAGATATTATAAGTCAGTCAATGCTGCAGCATAGATACAGTAATCGTAAAAACAACTCAAGAAGATTGAAGACAAAGTCACAATCAAAAATTCACTTTGACAAGACTAACATTAAAGTTATTATTTTTGATAATAGTGCTTACTGGATTAAAGATAACATTTTTTATAAAGCCCCTCTGGTCAACCAACTAATAGATAAAGATGCTGCAGAGCAAGTTGACACGATACATATGGATAAGGTACAATTAGATAAGATGCTTTTTATAATGGATAGATTAAGAGAAGGGATTAAGGATGATAGTAGGGGTTCAGGGGACGAGTAGTTTTGATAACTACCAAGTCTTCCTAAGATCAATGGCTGTTGCCCTTTCTGAGTTATTGGAAGAAGATAAAACCTTTCACATATATTCTGCAGGTCCAAACAATATTAATATGATGGCTATGGAGTTTTCAAACCTATCTGAAAAAGGAATGAAGTCAAGAGGAAAGTCTATTAAATTTATTAAGGTCACTCCTCAATGGCTAGAAGAAAACATATCCGAAGTTAATCACTTTGCTTTCTTGGCTAACCCAAAAGAGCCAGTGTCAAAAATCGTTCATATATCAAAACTAAATAACATCAATACAAATGTATACAATTTTTAAATAGTGTTGACAAATAAGTCTATATCTGTTAGAATTTAGTATGCTTCAAATGTGCTTTAGCACACAAACAGAACGGAAACATAATGAAACTAATTAACTCTTTAGAGACTATGGAATCAATAGTCACAAAGAACAAGCAACTATCTTGGGATGGTTGGTCAGTAGTCGAGACATTTCCATCAGAGAAAGCCTACTACTCAAAGTTTGGTATTTATAAAAACGGTAAGTGGCAAATGAAAAAAGAGTTTATTCCTTCTAGGCAAGGATGGGAAATCCCTGATAAGTATGTGATCTAAATGAATAAGTTTAAATGGAAAGACGATGCAGTCTGCTTAGACTATGATACAAACTTATTCTTTGAAAAGTATGAAGATGATGAACTACTAAGGCCAGCAATTGATGCGCTGTGTTCTTCCTGTCCAGTAAGAAAAGAATGTTTTTCTGTTGGAATTTCAGGAAAAGAATGGGGCGTATGGGGTGGAGTATTCTTAGAAAATGGCGAGATATCAAAAGAGTTTGCCAGCCATAAGAGTAAAGATGACTGGGGAATGACTTGGCAATCATTAACGATGGAGTAGCATGTACACAGATGCAATGAAAAGAGCCTTTAGATCTCTTGAATGTCCTAAAAACTTTTCTTTAGAGGTCATAGACAATGATCATTTTATAACAGTAAAAGCAAAAGAAAAAGATTTTATGTCACTTGAAACAGTAGAACTAAAAAGGCAGGCAATTGAGTATATGATTCGTGTAAAAAAAGCACTAGAAGATAATGGAGCCATTGTTCTTTTAGTTCGAGAGGGTGGAAAAGAATTATGATTCAGACAATATCTTTAATTATACTATCAGTCTTATCAACAACATTTGCTTTTCTTTTTTATATTCAAAGGAAAAAAAATATACAAATGCTTGCTCAGACACTTGAATTTTTTATGCTACAGCAAGCCCAGCAAGAACAAACAAAAACAGATAAAGAGCAGTTTAACGAAGACTTTTTAAAATTTATTTCAGATTCTCGTGACTGGGCCTATACCTATATTGAAGATGTACAAGCGTCATTAGATAAGTTCATTACTGATATTGAGCCAGAAATATTATTCTTTGACCAGTATGGTGATCTGATGGCTGCAGAGCCAAACTATAATGCTATGAAAAAAATATCAGTTGCTTATAAGGAATTAAAGAAATTTCTACCAGAGGACTATGGTAAACTAGATACATGATAAGATTTAAGTCACGAGAAGATCTAGCCCATGATGCCTTTTATTCATGTCATGTTCTTGGCTGTGAAGTTGAAGCAGAAAAAATATATGCGACACAGTCAAGCATCATCGATGTATGCTTGAATCACCACAAAGAATTAATGGAAAAGGATTATCAATGAAAGATGTATTGCTATCAATACTAACAGGTTTTGGATGTGGCGTAGTATTTGCTGCATTCAAATTGCCAGTACCAGCACCACCAGTTTTTGCGGGAGTCGCAGGAATTATTGGATTATGGATTGGCTTCACAGTACTAACAAAAGTTATATCCTAGGAGGAATAATATGAACACAGCACAACTAAAAGCACTACTTGCATCATATGGAAGATCAGTTCTTGGTGCAGCAATTGCACTCTACGCTTCTGGCGTAACCGATCCAAAGACACTTGCTTATTCATTGCTCGGAGCCATCGTGCCTGTAGCAATCAGAGCAGTCAATCCTAACGATTCTGCATTTGGCAAGTTGCCATCAGCAGCAGAGGTTGATGTAGCAGTAAAGACTGCAAAGGTAGTTAAGAAAGCACCTGCAAAGAAAGCAGCAGCAAAGAAGTAAAACAATAGATTAACAGGCTTGTTTTTTGGCAGGCCTGTTTTTCTGTTTTGCTTTTGTAAAATACAAATGATAATACTTGGTATCAACGAAACATCACATGATGCATCTGTATCTTTAATAAAAGATGGAGAGATCCTTTTTGCTGGTCATGCAGAAAGATATAGCAAACAAAAAAATGACTGGTATGTGAATGATAATTTAATTAATAATGCTCTTCAATACGGCACCCCTAACGCTATAGCCTACTATGAGAAACCGCTTCTAAAGGCCTCTAGACTGGCTTTAAAGGGTGGATCTGGAGAATGGAAGCCAAGGTTTGATATACCAGGAATACCTAGAAAATCTTTTAGCCATCATTATTCTCATGCAGCAGCAGGCTACTATACAAGTTCTTTTAATGATGCGGTAATCGTAGTTCTCGATGCTATTGGCGAATACAATACCTCCACAATCTGGGTTGGAGAAGGAGATAAGATTAAATTAAAATACAAACAGAACTATCCTATTAGTTTTGGATTATTTTATTCTGCATTCACTCAACTTATAGGTCTAATGCCAAACCAAGAAGAATATATTATGATGGGAATGGCTGCCTATGGAGACTGGACAAAATATTATAGGAAGGTTGACGAGTACTTTCCTTCATACACTAAACAAAAATATAACTTTCATAAGGGGATAACTGACTGGGGATGGATTGAGTCAGAGCAGGATAAGTTTGACATCGCTGCAGCAGTCCAGGTTGTTTATGAGCAAAGGCTAAATGACTTTATGCGTATGGCAAAGTCTTTAACTGGAAAAAACAACTTAGTATTTATGGGTGGTTGTGCCCTTAACTCTTCAGCAAATACCCTGCTCTGGAATATTTTTGATATGATTTGGATCATGCCAAACCCTGGTGATGCTGGAAGTTCTTTGGGAGCAGCAGCAGCCCTATACGGAAAGCATCTTGATTGGAATACTCCTTACCTTGGTTATGATCTTGGCGGAGAGTATCCTGTTCAGCAAATTGTGGACGGTATATTAAAAGATGGAATAGTAGCAGTAGCAACAGGTAGAGCAGAGTATGGTCCAAGAGCACTAGGAAACAGAAGCATACTTGCAGATCCAAGAGATCCATTAATTAAAGACAAGGTTAATCTAATTAAACAAAGAGAGTTGTTTAGACCATTTGCTCCAGTAGTTATGGAAGAGTGTGCTTCTAAATGGTTTGATATGGACTTTACAAGCCCTTACATGCAGTACACAGTAAAGTGCTTACAGCCTGACAAGATACCTTCTGTAGTTCATGCAGATGGAACATCAAGGGTTCAGACTGTAAACAAAGATCAGCATCGTGGGCTATGGAGAGTAATCAATAAGTTTTACTTGCAAACTGGTGTTCCAGTACTTCTTAATACTAGTTTAAATATAAAAGGACAGCCATTGCTCAATGATGAAAATGATATAGAGTTATGGGAAGAAACTTATAAATTTCAGATCTGCAAAGGATTTAAGTAATGGTTTGTCATTGGAAAGATTTTCTTAATTTAAAAAATATTGACACACTAGACACAAGAACAATGCCATCCTCTGTATTAGAAAGAGATGCTAATGGATATTATTCAACAAGAAATGTTGGACACAAATTGGTAGTCCCTGGCCCAGAAGTAATGTATAAAATAAATATGGATGGGTATAGAACAAAACATTTTACCTTATTTGATAATTCAAAAGATACTATTTTATTTGCTGGATGCTCTTGGACTTTTGGTGAAGGATTACCACTAGGGTATACATGGCCCCACCTTGTATCACAAAATTTTGAAGATGCTGACCATTATAACATTGGGTATATGGGTATGTCTATTAATCATATAATTAAAAATGTATACTCTTTTATTAGATCTTATGGTAAGCCAAAATATTTATTTATATGTTTCCCAGACATAGGAAGAAATCTATACTATTCAGAGAACTTGCAATCTTATATAAAGGCATATCCAAATACATCTTTTATAGGTGGTAAAGATAAGGATAGAGAAAGATATACGCTAGAGCATCAAAGTGAAAACAACCTTCTTCTTGCAACAACTCAAATTTCTGCTTTAGAAGACTACTGCATGGAAGCAGGAATCAATCTTGTCTGGACGACATGGGTTTACAGTGACTATGCAATCTATAAAGATTTAGAATTTAAGTTTTTAATGGATCCAGATACTAGTTTTGTACAATCAAACCCATCATACAATAAATCAAAAACTCCATACTATCCAAACATTGATAACCTACCATACTGGGAAGAAGCAAAAGATGGCGCACACCCAGGGACAGCCTGGAACAGGCATATATCTAAAAAATTTATTGAAGCGATTGGCAGGACAAATGAAAAGAAGAATTAAACTTGCTATATTTATTGTATTTAACTATAAGAAATACAAGAAACTAAAAAAGAAAAATGGGTTTATTTACTAGCAACTTAGTGATAAAATAAGACTATGAGTGATATAGACCCTGAGCATAAGTCAAAGCAAAACACAATCCCTGATATTTTTATTAATAGATCTTTGGAGGATATGAGTTATCATGCTTCTGCTAATGCTAAAGCAGACTCTGTTCCAATAAAATACAAAAACAATTCTTATGGATATAGGTGTGACGAGTTTAATAATCAAGAAATTTTAACGCTGGGATGTTCTCAAACAGAAGGTCACGGACTGCCAATAGAACTAACTTGGCCATACTTGATATCAAAAAAAATAAACAAAGACTATGTAAATTTAGCAAAAGGTGGAGATGGAATGCAGGCACAAATAACTAAAGCATTTCAATTTTTTAAAGAATTCCATCATCCAAAATATATATTTGCGGTATTTCCAATAACAAGGATGGAAGTTCCACTAATAGGTTTTACAGCAAAACACGACATAGATAAAAAATATTTAAAATCTAGAGAAAATGTAGGTAAGGCACTTCTAAGCAACGGATCAATTAAAAAAATTTCTAAGGCCCCATACACGGCAGAAGATGTTTTGCCAGAAGAATTTGCAATTTTTTATAATTTATTATTTTTAAAAATGTTTATTCAGTATTGCGAAACTAATAATATAAGATTAGCATGGACCTACTACAACGATTCTTCTTTAGAAAAATACTCATTTAAAAATTTTACAAATACATACTTTGAAAGCCCATATTTAAATGAAAAAATACCAGAAGAGAATGCTTGCCATCTAGAGTTTTCTAATAATGTCTTTTTTGATTATGCAGCAGACTATGATTACTGGCCACCTGGACATTGGGGATTTCATCAACAAATTCATGTTGCAGAGTCTATATACAATGTGCTATAATATTCTTGCCTGCCCATATGGGGGGTAAATTAACTTATTCGCTTGAAAGGGGAATAAAATGGTAAAAACAGCACTGGATCTTTTTAATGATCCTTTTTTCAATACCTTCTCAAACCTACAGAAGGTAACAACAACAACAAACTATCCACCTTACAATCAAATCAAACTAAATGATAAAGAGTATATTCTTTCATTTGCTTTGGCTGGGTTCTCTAAGGATGATGTCTCAGTATCGCTAGACAATCGCAAACTTACAATCAAGGGCGAAAAGCAGGATGCTGAGTTACCAGAGGGTGCAGAGTATCTACACAAGGGAATTGCTGCTCGAAAGTTCACTGATATCTTTACTCTTCCTGAGTTTGTCGAAGTTGTTGGGGCTGAATTCAATGACGGTATCTTAGATATCAGACTTGAAAAGCAGATCCCAGAAGATAAACTACCAAAAACTATTGAAATTCAATAGTATAATAGTAAACATTCCGCTATAAAACTTTAAAAGGTTTTGCAACGGATGCTCCTATGAGTGGAGAGTTAGCAGAAGTTGAATCTTCGTGGCTGATAGACCTGAGCAGTCGTCTATAAACTGCTCACTATTCATCTAAATTTAATTCCCAGTTTACCAATTATAACAAAATTTTATAGTCATGTCCTATATACTATAAGTATGAAATTTAAATTCATTGCTTTACCAGTAGCATTAGCCATATTTGCTAATGCTTTTTTTATTACCCCTTCACATGCCGATAACCTTCAAGGTGCTGGATCCACATTTGCTGCTAATTTTATAGACAGATGCAGGGTCGAATTTATGAAATCAACAGGAGATTCTGTTGTCTATGGAGCATCTGGCTCAGGTGCTGGAAAGAATATGTTTTCAAACGGAGTAACAGACTTTGCTATGTCAGATGTTCCTTACTCTGGTACAGAAGTAAAGCCATCAAAAGATTTTACATATGTTCCATTGGTAGCAGGACCAATTGGAATTATCTACAAACTTGATGGATATAGAGTTACTATTAAGATGAGCAAAGACACACTTGCCAAAGTTTTTGCGGGACAAATAACAATGTGGAATGATCCACAGATACTAAAAGAAAACCTAATAGGAACAAGACTACCAAAGATACCAGCAACTAAGATTAGGGTTGTATATCGTGTTGATGGTTCTGGAACTTCAGAGGTTTTCACTTCATATCTTAATGCAGTTGCTCCAACAATCTGGACAAAGCCAGGAAACAAAAACTTTGCAACCGCATTCCCTGGAGATATATCTAAGCAGTACATGAACAGTGCTTCTGGATCACATGGAATTGCAATGGTTCAGGGAACTACAAATGGATCTATTGGATACAATGAGATATCATATGCAAGAGGACTAAAGACAATCTCTATTGAGAATGAGGCTGGAAGGTTTATCCAGCCAACAGTAAGTGCAGCGTCAGTATTCCTTGGAGACTTTGTTCCAGACAAGAGTGGCGTAGTTAAAATTAATTACAAGAACCCTAACAAACTATCTTACAACATATCTACCTTTACCTACGGCATAGCATACAAAGAAAAGAACTCAAAGAATGATTCAGTTAAAAAGTTCTTTAACTTCATGCTTGACACTTGTGGGAAGAAGGCTGAAGACCTTGGCTACTCCCCAATCAGAAGTGCTATGCTTAAGTTCTCAAAAGCAAGAGTAGCAGAAATAAGTTCAAAGTAGCAGTATAATAGAAGTGTCCCACACAGGACCTTAGTGATGGATTAGTTACCCATTGGATAGAGACCGTGGCGCAAGTCAGGTGAATTGCTTGTGTGGGACCTAACATTTGGCGGTATAATAATATCAATGACTGACAAAGAGTTAGACCATTATAATAAGCAGCAGTATAAGAAGATGCTTGCTAAGATAAAAGAGGATTCTGGCTGTGT